GCAGAGCCGGGGGCCGTTGGTATAACAGCAAAAGACGGCGTTGCATTAGATACGGCAGCCGCCAGCAATACAGTGCCGCCTACTGTGGGACTTGCATAGTCATCGGTACCAACAATGTTGCCAGTTGCCCCATGCGCCGAGTTGTCTGCGACGTGATTATCAAGGTCAGTTCTTAGGCTTACAATTTCACCTTCTGCCGTGGTTAATCTAGCATCTATGGCTACAATCTCACCTTCTACAATAACCAGCCTGCCGTCAATAGCTAGTATCTCGCCATCAATCCGGTCTATATCGCCAGCAAGGCCAGATGCATTACCCTTCATGGCTGCATAGTCTTTGATAAACCTGTCCGGTACCAGCTTTCCAAGCTGTTGCCGTATGTCTGACTCTGTTAATAGATATTCTGTTTGCTGAGCGCTAGCCATAACTCACCACCAAGTTGCTGACGTTGATTTTATCTTTACTGACGCAGCGGAATTGCAAGCTGAATTCGTCAGGTACAAAGCCGACTGCTCTACGGATGATTAGGCGACGACCGTATTGCAATGGGCCAGAATAAACTTGAATATACTCACCGGTAACGAGTGCACCTTCGTAGCTGACTGACATAAATATCACTACTTGCTCGGCGTTGTATCCAGCAATAGTGTTTAGCTCTATATCACCTACGCGAACGTTTTTAGCTGGTACCAACGGCGTACTAAACTCACATTCAACAGCAGTATCGGCCAGTGCTGCTCTGGTCTTGTCCAGAGTATACAAGCCAGCATCATACAGAGAGCCATAAACCCACTTACTGATGCGAGGGTCAAACACGCCATTAGCACCCAGCCAAATGTCGTTATCAACGCCATAGCTCAGGATTGACCAAGCGTTTTGTTTGCCTATTGCTTGCATAGCTTTGTGGTTGTACATTAGTGTATGGCGTGGCAATCTCACGATAATCAGCTGATCACGTTCGTCTGTGCGGGCTTCTAAAACAGCTGTTGACAGCTCATCTTCTGTGTAACTGTTGATGATTTCGTCAACTGTTTGAGTGGATAGGTTTTCAATACCGCCAGCTTGCACAACGTGAAATGAAGCTGTTTCCTCTCTGCGCCCACCAAGGATAAACACAAATCCAGCGAGAATGCATTTGCAATGAGTTCCGACTATGCCAGCCATAATTGATTTCTGTGCCACACGAGAGAAAGCAAAATCAACGTTGGCGTTGTTAATAAAATATTCCATGGAGTAACGGCCAAAAACCAACACAAGGTTATCTTGCGTCTGCAGCACACCCAAAGACTTATCCGACATAAACTCTGCTGTTGCGTAGTCGAGTGGATCAATCAGTGATTCATCGTTTGGTTGTGTGTGGTAGATAAACTCGCCATCAGTGAAAAAAAAGTATCCGTCTATCCAGCAAACATCAATCGGGCTTCCTAAGTCTGGGTCAGTTATTTGAGTTAAAGTTGTTCCGTTAAACAGATAAGCATTCCCAGCAGCTACAGTGCAAAGGTTATTAAACGACTGAGCAAATGACGCTCTATCAGCACCTGCAATAGCGCCTATATCAGTGACGGTTCCTCCAGTGCTGACAGTGATAAACCGACCGCCAGACACGCGGCAATGCTTTGTTTGTCTGTCGCTGTAATAGCCGCCACGGTCAACGCCTGTTGCAGCCCCGAATGATTTTAGTCCGTCTGCGCTAATCAGATAGCCTGCTGCGCCGCGGATCTCTTTAGCGACGGCTATCATGTTTTTTGGCAAGCGGTCAGCGTAATCCGTCTGATTGTTGGTTTTGTCGCCTCTGACTATTGGCAGTTGGATTTCAGGCATTGAGCGCACCTATCTGCTGATTGTCAAACACGTTAAATGTTAATGACCGAACTGATATAGTCCCCACGTCTCCGGTCACTCGTATGATCACACGTTGAGCGCCGCCTTTGTTGAACGTCAGGTCAAATTCAATCAGTGAATCCGTGTTTGTGTTGTTGGCAATAAGTAAGCCGTTAGATGCTTCTGTAGTGTATGACGCTATAACTTCACCGGTGCGCAATTGACCTTCACTAAAATCAACAACGTAATGCGTTGTATCATGCAATACCGCTTGTAATGTTTCCGGGGTCTGAGGATAAACACCAGATGCACCATAAAAACGTCGATACGGGAAAGCTAGTTTCTGACCTGAACCAATAGGCATTCTGCCTGCGTAGTTTGTTTGATTGACTTGAGCCAGTCGGGCAGATAGGTTGCTTGTGGCAATGCTGATTGATGTTGAAAGCTCTGGCGTCATTGTCACACCAAAGTCAGGCGCAACACGTAAAGCCAGTAATGATGCAACACCCTGATTCATCCACATAGCCAAACCAGACAAGCTGTTGACGTCCGGCACTTCTTCAAAGTTATATCCGGTGTTTACGCCCTGCGACTGAAGCTCGTACATAACATCTTCAAGGCGATTAAGTGCCAGCTCAATATCGCTCGCAGATGCGCCAACTGTCACACCGGTGCGCAGCAGCATAGAGTAAGCTGTGTTGATTATCTCAGCCTTGGTTTTCATCATCAGCCGCCTTTGCGCGTGGTTTGCGTGGAGCTTTAGTTTCCACTTGCTCAAAGCTTGAGACAAGCTTGCCACTTGCAAAGCCTTGCTCTAGCTCCTGAAGCGTAACCCGCACTAATTGCTTGGTTTCTCTGTCGTATGCTTCGTACATAAATTCACCTCCGGCGTTTTGGGTAGTATAGCTGGTCGGATGTGTTGCTGGCAAATTGTGTGCTTTAATGGGTCGTGTATTTTATAAATAAATTGGAGAATGAAATGTGGTTAATTGCTACAGTATTTGTTGTTGTTTGGTTGATCGTTGTCTTTTACCTTGGAGTTAAGGCGGTTGACAAAGAAAGTGCACCATTAGGGATTCTATGCGCGTTTATTTGTATTGGGCCATTAATGTTTCTGATATCCAAAGAGGAAGAAAAAGGCCCATGCGTAGCATACGAAACTCAGCTTCACTATAACGCAGCAACAAAAACGATGATGCCAGCAAAGGTCTGCGTGAATCGTGGCGAATGGGTTGATGGCGAGTAGAAATTGTGTGTTATGGTTTGGTTTTAATTGATTGGGAGAGTGAAGATGAATTGGTTTAAAAAATGGCTGCTAGGTGACGATTTTGAATATCAGCAACGGCAGCTTGAATCGTACAAGGTAAGAGTTGGTCAGTTTGAATCGCAGCTTATTGACCATGATAAGATGAAGCTTCGCCTGACAATCTATGAAGAATGCTCCGGCATGAAAGATTCTGTTGAGGCTGCAATTGAGAAAATAACAGCTCAAAAGATGGCTGCGGAACAACAAAGAGCATTTAATCAGATGGCAGCATTGCAACAGATGCCTCAGCACCTACTTGGTCAATATGGTTTTCAGCCGGGATTGTCTAGTTTGGCAGCTCAATCGAGGCTATTTCAATGAAACACACACGCGAACAGCTGGATGGGATGAGTGACTTAGAAATAACTAAAGTTATCGCTAAAAAACTCGGTATGGAAATAATCAATCAATCAGATGATGCAGTAATGTGCGGTTATGCTGGAATGAGATCAACTGTTGCTGATAGAAACTACTGCAACAACTGGAACGACATCATGCCGCTGGCTGTTGAGTATCGCATCAAAATATCAGAAGATCTTGGAGGTGGCTATATATCATCGCCTCACATTATTACACGTTACGAAATGGGAGGGGTTATTTACTTCTGTCACCAATCCCCACAACGCGCCATAGCCTGCTGCTTGATTATGGTGTTGGAGGTGAAGAAATGACAGAGAAGGAAATCCAATACGCAATATACAGGAGATATTGCTTAATTGATAAATCAATGATCGCAATGGTGCCAAATTGCTACACACTTTTGGAAAACGAATGTGACGTTTTCGGCGTAACCAGATCGCTTGTCACTCATGAATTTGAGATAAAGGTAAGCAGGGCTGACTTTATTGCGGACGCAAAAAAGAAAGTAAGATTTAAAACTGAGAAAGGATATTCAGAATGGATGCTTAAGTCAGATGCCTATCGCTTAGGACTGATGCCAACTAACCATTTTTGGTATGTAGCGCCTGTTGGCTTGCTAGAAAAATCTGATATACCTCCACACGCAGGATTTTTACAGGTGCATTCCGACGGCATGATATCAACTTCTATCGTTGCGCCTAAAATGAAAAAAGTAAAAATGCCAGAGAAGGATATAATCTTTCATCTGGCGAAAAACTCCAAAAAATACTGGTCAACTGTCAGCTTGTAATCACAACAACCCAGCGCGTTCAAATGCAAATAAAAAGGGCGCATAAAGCGCCCTCCTTTTAACAACAAACCATTAGAACCGAACGGCGATACCGTTGGCTGATGGGTTTTTGTTGATCACGCTGTACCATGTGAACAAGCGGAATTGCACGTTCATGGTTGTGCTGTTTGCGTCATACAGCAGGTAATACTTTTGACCATTTTTCATGGTGTGTGGAATTACCTTTTGACCGCCGAACTCTGCAAACATTTGCGCTGGAATGTCGCCTTGAAACACTTCAATTGACTGCTTATCAAAGAAGATCGAAGGGCGCGCCAGCGTATCAACGTTCTGACGGTTCATTGTTGCACCGCTCAGAATGCGAGTGTTGATGTTTGCGTAAGCTTTTTCAGTCAACGTCAACGCCGGATCATCTGCCGCAATTGGTTTTGGCCATACGCGAACACTTGTACCGCTGATTTTCTCAACAATACGGAACGTCATAGCCTGACCAGTTGGGTTTTTGTCCTGCAAGCCAACTGATTGAACCGGAACGCCAGAGTTGCTGAACGTTACCACGTCACCTACGTTGTAAGACGCTGAAGCAGTCACCGGAATAACGCCTTCACGGTAGTCGACGTTTGTTACCACCTGCTTGTTGGCGCTTACTGAGCCGCCTTCAGGTTTTAACGATACGTTAGCCGTAACAGTTGTTGCAGGGTCAGCGCCACCAGCCAGAGTACCTAAGTAGCTACCTGTGAATACGTCGAATTCTGCAATGTTTTGACCTAACTGACCGCTTGCCCAAGTTTTATCTGGACGACCTTGCAGTGTTTGGCGGCCTGATAACTCAGTTGAATAAGCTAAGTTATCGCGGTCGTTCAGAATAAACTTACGCTGATCCGCCATTGCCTGACGCTCGTTCATTACTGTCTGTGCGTTGGCGACGAAGTTAAAGCCGCTTGTGGTGTTGGTGCGATAAAATAATGAGCCAGTATCTTTAATCAGAGCACCGATTTGGCGGTTTTGCTCAGATACTTGCTTACGTCCTGACTCTTTGCCGCGCTCCATCCAGAATGAAGCGTCACGCACGTTGTCGATACGCAGTTGAACTAAGTCGTTTTTAGGCAAGCCAAGGAATGCAGGATAGGTTTCCTGAATAATGCCTTGCTCTTGTCCGGTTAAGTCCCAGCCGTCAATTACTGGTGCGTTTTGTTGTACGCCGCGCCAAATGACGTTATCAGCGTTTTGCAATTCACCTCCTCCAGCGTTGAACGTGTCAACCAAGCTTAAAAGCTGTGATTGCTCTTCGTGCGTTTCAATGAAATTTTCAAAGAAAATCTCTGCACGTTTACCTGTAGTTAAAGCTGCCATTTTGCTACCTCTTACCAATCATTAGGATTGGCACCTGATGCCCTTGCCTGCTGTCGGATCTTAAACGCTTTTGCTGTATCGCCAGAACGTTGAGCAGCTTGATACTGCTTTTTCAAACTGGTTGTGTTCAGCGTTGCGTTTGCATCTCCTTCCAGCCCCGCATCTGGCTTAGGTGCCTTACTGAGTTTATTTGTTACAGCTGCACCAAACTTTGCACGAAGTTCACCCATATATACTGCGGCTGAAATGCCTGTAGGGTCTTCTTGCAACTTCTGTTTTAGCTGTGCCATGGCTGTCTGATTGACTCCCAAGTGATACGTGACCTTTTCGCCACCTTCGCCAAGCCGTGCAATGATCGCGTCTGCCACCACATCACCGTTGCCAGTAACAGAGTGCAGTTCACGACGAAACACGGTGTCAGCCGCTTGGTACTTTTCAGCTGAAATACCAGCCTGTTCAATCAGTTTTGCAGCGCGTTCATAGTGTGCGTCTACCGCTGCCTGCTGCCGCTCCAGAGCTTGCCTTTGCTGCTCTGATTGCTGCGTTGTGGCCATCTTCTGGCTTAACTTGTAATCAACAAGCTTGTCCTGATAATCAGCCATTGCTGCATTGTACTGGTCTTCATCCCAGTTACACTGTTCAAGAGTTGGCAGTTTTAAATCAAAGCCTTTTTGCTGCTGCACCTGTTGAGGTTGTGCGCCAGATTCATACTGTGCCAACTTCTGCCGCATCAACTCAAGCTCTGAGTCCTTATCTTCCAGCCTTGCGCGCAACTTGTGCTTAACCTGTACATGCTTTGCAAGCGGTACACTTTGCGATGTCTGGTCATCGTCTTTAAGCCAGTCCCCTACTTCTTCGCTTTCGTCTTGCGCTTCGACGCCTGCGCCTTCTGTGTCGGCATCATCAGAATCAACTTTGGTGTCAGGTAATAACACTTCTTCCTCAGCCTGATTCTCGGCTTTTAATTCATCCAGAGATTGTTCAATCATAATTTTTTGCTCGCCTATGAAACGATAAACCCAGTGAAGCCCACATGGTTAGGCAGCATAATTGCCGTTTATGCTATACGTGATTACTATTATCATCGTGAATGTTCTTAGTGTCAAGCAAGTGGTCGGAGCAGTGTTTTGGTGGTTGTGTGGTATGGTTGGTTTTTCAACTAGGAGAGTAAAAATGATTAAAACTTTAACAAGTAGATTTCTTGAAATCGCATTGGTTTTGTTAATTTACTTCGGGGCTTATCTTGGTAATGAGTATGCACAAAACATACTAATGCCTTATGTGTGGATCACCATAACCCTAAGTGTTTTTGTGCTGATATCTTTATCAAGTGAAAAAGCGAAAGCTGATTTTATGAAAGAAAGAAAACCTAGATCTCAAATAGCAAAGTCATATTCTTTGATTTATGACTGCGGTATAGCTTTTGCTTTATGCGCTTTTGACTACCAATTTACCGGCGTTGTTTGGTTTTTCGTTAGGTGGTTTGTTTGGTGCTTGATATCCAGCGAAGATAAAAAGTTGCAAGAAAAAGCCCCATAACGGGGCTTAACTTCACTTCATCTTAGGCGGCTTAGTGCCGCCTTTTTTCTTGCTTTTACTGCATGCCATTTACGCTACCTCTTAGTTTAACCGCATCATTGACCATCAATGAACGGCCTTGTAACTGTTTGTAATTAATATCAGCGCCAGCTTTTTCTGCATCGACCATTACAGCCATGCGATCAGTCTGCGCTCTGAACTCGTCAATCTGGTTTTTAATAGCTCCGTTTTGCGCCTTCATCTGCTCAGCCATTGCAAGTGCCATGTTCGGGTCTTGCTGCTCTTGCTGTGAAGCTTGAGAATCAGCCAGCGCTTGTTTTTCCTCATCGCTTTCAGGTTTACGAATGCCGCGCAGGACCAACTGAACGCCAGCCCAGTCGCGCAGGTCTTGCATGTCTTGACCATCTTGCAGTCTTAACAGTTTAAGCTGGATAATCTGCGCCAGTTGAGGGTCAGTGCTTAATGCTGTGCTTAGCTGCTCCATCAGTGCGTCACGAGCTTCTTGGCGACTCGTTGAGTAAGGCTTGCTGACATCTGCGTACACTTCAAACTTAGCAAAGCGAAGGTCGTTCAGGACTTTAATTTTCCCTGAATCAATATCAAGCACTGACTGCATCACGTTTACTTCTTTGCGGTTTCCGTCTGCTGATGTAGTCACGACCTTGCGCGGCACGTCCAGTATTTCAGATGCAATCGAGGCGTAAATCTCAGCGTCTCGGCGAATGGCGTATTTTCGGTTTTCCTGAAAAACCATGCTTTGTTGGTCGAACTGAGCAACAAAAGTATTCAGCGCTTTACCGGATAAATCAGGGTCGCTGATGCTGTTAGGTAAGCCAGGATTCGCAACGTCCTCAACAGCCATGCGGACCTCGCCCATAAGCTGACTAAGCGCAGTTGGTACTGGCTGCTCTGGTGTCTGTGCAACTGGCCCAATTGGTAATGGCGTACCATCTGCTGCCAAGCGATTCTGTAACAAGTACGGATAGTTATTATCCGCGCCTGTCTCGTCGTACATATACTGGAAACCCTGTATCTGTTCAGCAAGATATACAGGCTTAACCCGTGGCGAACGGCCAACAATATCAGCAAGGTATGACATAGCGAAGTCGCGCAACATCTGCGGGTCTTTAGCTGCTTTTACAATACCTTCGTAATGCTCAACACCTTGGATGTATGCTCGGTCGCCGTACTCAGGCACGATAGGAATGTTTTTGCCTGCAATGCGTTCTGGCTTGCCTATGATGCCGTCACCGCTTAACAGGTATTTATCAACAACCCATTGATCAGTCTCTTTTTCATCCATCAGGATAAAGCCAAGCTGCAAGAATTCCTCGTCAACTTCTCCGGCTTTCATTCCAGCTTCTTGCGTAAATACCTGCAGCTCACCTAGCGGGTCTTGCAGATACTGAATGCGAACCTTTGCCTTGTATCTGTGGTAGAACTCACCAACCCAAATAATCGTGTTAGTGCCTGATGTGTTCAGCCAAGGGAATGAATAACCATCCTCTGGTGTGGCAAAGCTGCTTCCTACATCAGCCTCATCTGGGCGTTCTCCGGTGATTTCCTCAACCAGATCACAATAACCTTCCACGCTGTAAGCCGTCAGTACCGTGCAGCGCTTGGCATCTGACTTGTCTATGCGCTTGGCGTTGCTGTCGAAAAATACACAGTTGTTGAACTCATAGATAGGCTTGCGCACAATAACCTGATTGCGGGTTCCCATGTTGTCTGATTCGTACTCGGTGCATAAGCGCCAACCACCCAATCCACACACGACCTGTTCAATAGATGCGTAATCGAATGCTTCCTTGCTGGTGTTTTTGCGGCAGTCGGTACGGTACAGCCCATCAATCAAATCAGCTTCATCAGGGCCAGCGCCGTCAACAGGTTCAAAGTCAGCCTGCACCGGATTGGCCCGAAGGTCAGACATGATATCGCGGAATGCTTTGCGTAACAGATCGAACTCGCCACGGTACTGCAGCTGGCTATCGCTCAGCAGTGAGTCATCCCAATGGGTGATCCAGAAAAACGTGTTATCAGCCGCAGCCCGTTCGCGCGTGACCATGTTGTGCGTATAGTCACAGCTGAACATCTTATTAATCTTTTCAAAATCTAACTTTTTCATCTGCGCCCCATAACTCGCAACGGTTGCGGCCTGAATTGATGCTGTGGTGTATTTTGCGTTATTATAGCAGGGTTTGCAAACGACATCATCAGCGCGTCAGCCATGTTGGGCGATGGAATTTTAAGCGCCCTCATTTCTATTTTGCTCATTATCTGGATGTAGCCGTTATTGTTTGGCTTTAACGGTATCCGGCAAACCTCTGAGCGTAACTTATCGATGTTTTCAATGCCGTCACTTGATAGGCTGATCATCTGGTCAGGGTCGATATACTCGCCGCGAACGACTGCTCTGTATGTGGCATAAAACCTGTCACGCAAAGCCCAATAATACTGACTGCGCTTGTTCTTGAACGTGTCCTTGTTGGTTTTTGGATCACGTATTGGAACGCCTTTATTCTCAAATGAATAGATAGCGTCTGGGTTGTCAACGCCTTCTGAGCCTTTGAACATATAGAGCTGCAACCGCTTACCTGCTGACACATTGGTTATGTGGTTGCGTAGTGTTGCGCCTAATCCGTCACCATCCCAGCCGAATTGATCTGCTTTAGCATCAAACGATTCATTTAGCGCTGTGGTACAGCCATCAAATGCGTCTTGGTGCATTATCTCATGGATTAAAGTAACCACAGAGCCATGCCGTATGCAGTGGCCTTTCGGGTCGCTGCCTTGGTCTGATGGGTCGTGCGCTGCAATGATGGAACCTTTCTTGTCAAAACCAAGCTTGATGTGCGCATCAATGGCAGCATTGAACCACTCTGTTGGTATCAGTGCATTGTCTACGTGGTCGTTGAATCCACCGCCCCAAATGTGTTTGTACGTTGCCGGTGGCAAGTTTATTTCATCGTGCGCCCGCTCAGCCTCAAGCCCTGAGTCCTCAAACCAAGGGTTGTCGTCATAGTTCATAATGACGATTAAGTGCAAGTCATCCTCGTAAAAACCATCACGGTCTAAATGCTCTTGGAATGGCGTAATAAACTTTTTACTCAGCGGGTCAGCACTTGATGCAGGGTTTGCAATAAAGATTAACTGGACGTTTTCCAGCTCGTTTGGCTCGTCCTGCTGTTCTGGCTCGTCATTAAACTTTACAGGTAAGCCAGCCTTCGCCTCATTACGCGCTGTCGGTGTTAGGTGCTTCAGTGAGTCATCACTAATGGTCTGAGCTTCTTCAACAATGAATCGACGGAATCCGTGTGCTGACTTTATCGAAGCCGGATTTCTTGCCAAACCCTTAAACTTGAACTCACCGCCCGATTCGTGAAAGATGATGTTGTTTTGAGTGTTGAACCCTTCGAACTTTAGGCGCTCGCATTCTTTTGTGATCAACGAGTGAACCGAATCCTCTAATGAGTTTTGGAATTCGCGCAGGCAGTACACCTTGTCGCCCAAGTCTTTGACGCCAGCAATTGCAATATCGTGAAGCTGCACAGACTTACCAGAACCCCTACCACCAATAACCACAACAAATCGCTTTTTGCTTTTTAGTACACGCTCAAGCTTTGCGGCAATGTAAACGTCCGGCGTCTCAATGGTTTTTACCCATTCGCCTTGGTGGTATTTAAGTGAGTAGAGAAAGCCCTGTTTCGGGCAGACGATGCCGAATACAGTTTGATAGGTGCGACTTGACTGCTTAACCAGTTGGCTTTCAACAGCCGCTAGCTTTGCGTCGGTGAGGCGTTTCATTCTATAAACTTTGCTGATGCAATGTCGTAAACGTGGATTTTACCTCCTGTGTAGCAGTCTCGTTTAGCTGCATATTCCACAGCTTCTTTAGCTGAACATCCAAAGTCTAAGGCAGCAATCGCAAAGCTACTGCCAGAGCCAATAGATCGATTACAGGAAAGCTTTTGCGTCCAAGCTTCGCCTTTGTCGGTAACGCCGCGCAGAAAGGCATCTCCGTTACGCATAATCATCGCTATTGCATCAGGTATTTCAGGCAAATCAAAAGCTCTGTCGCCATCTTTAAATGAATGCAGAAGCAAATCAGTATCTGCTAAGCATCCACTTAAAAACCACAAGCAACCTGACTCATCTTGAAGCCACTTAATGTCCTCGTCTGATACTATCATGCCGCTATTTGTTGATCGGCTGTCAACCGCAATCTGTTTCGCCTTATGGTCATAAACTATTGTTGTCATCACTTATCCTTCTTACGATAAGCCAGCCACATGTCAAACAGGTTTTTAGCGATAAACGTCAAGCCGCCAAGGATTGAAACCACTGCCGCAATGACGGGTAAATTAGAAGTCCAGAAGCTTTGGTCTTGCGGTATGGATGAGGCAACAGCGCCTAGAGTTACACCAGAACCAACGGATACAGCACCTAAACCGTTGACAAACTTAGCAGCAACCACGTTGCCGCCGTCACTGATCACCATCATCAGTTCGCTTAATGTTTTCATGCTTTATATCTCGGTAGTTTGAAACGATGTATAAAATAGATTTTACACCGCAAAAGCCCGATAGCAAAATAATTAATAAATCCACAAGCATTTCCCCGCCTCCAATCGTTGAACAGAAAAGCTAACAGATAGGCGTTTATTGCAACGATTGCGGGTTTCAAAACAAGGTCTGCCGCCGTGCCAATCTCTAAATGGTACGATAAAAAGTTATCTGCCGCTGATAGCAAGTATACAACACCAAATGCAGCGAATGCCTTGCGAATTTCTGATGGAATGTTGATATTTATGCGACAAATGAAGAAAGCTATCATGCAGCAGATGATGTATGCGTCAAAATTGCGTATTGGCAGCGCGTGTATCCACACGTAAGCGCATAATTCTGCGATAGGTAGTAAAGCCCTGCTGTTAATCAAAACCAGCAGGGCATACGTTGTGAGCAGGATTAAATCCAGCTCATTTACGGACAGGTGGCCGACGTTTAACATTGTCTGGCTTCTTGTCCTTTGGTTTGTCTGATGTTCCGCCCATTACTTTGCTCCTATGTTAGCAACGATAGTTTAGTCTTTGTTGGCATCAAAGCCAAGCTCTTTGCATCTGCTCAGCCAATCAGAGTGCTTACAGCTAAATCCTGACTTTGTTCTGACCATTAACACTGGGAATACTGGGTCATAAACATTAATCAATGAGTCAAGAAACGTCTTGTTTTCATCCATGAAATGGTAGATAGACGGGTTCAGAGTTTCAGCCATTCCGTTGTTATGTTTTATTATCTCGTCTAGTGTCATTTTTATTCACCTTTGGCTGGCGCTGTAAAGCCCGCGTCAAATAAATGACCTGCTATGAATGGCACATAGTCTAATGCTGAGTCGCGCTTAAAAGCTGGTATGGACTCAGCAGCTTTAATGAACTCTTCCTTGCTTATAGATTTGTTGATTGGTAAGCGCAAGTATCCTGCGTCGTAAAGTCTATTAAGGTTTTTCATTATTGAATCACCAACATCGCATTCATCAAATGCGTTATTAACAACCATATTTTTCTCCAGCTCAGCTTTGCGCGTGGCGTGGTCTAGTGGTCGGAATTTGACGTAAATAAGTTCGTTTTTCCGGTAGCAGGTTTCCTTTCCATCATCGTAAACAATGACTGTGTATTTTTCTGAGCGGTAAGCAACCACCCCTTTGTACCACTCATGCGATTCAGAACCATTCCAGCCTATCTCACACTCAGAACCAACATCAGGAAACCGCAGCGCCTTTTGGTTTTCGTAGTCGTACCAATCGCCATTAGAATCAAACGCAAAATTGCCGTCAACCTTAACAGTTTCAAACTCAATCGTTGTGTCGGTTGTTTTTGCGTGCATAACACCAAGCACACTCATGCTTTCAACTTTAGATTGGTCAATTCCAGCAACACCTTTGTATTCGCACTGGTTCAGATAGCTTGTGTCGGCTGGCTTGTAGCGTTGGTCGGTGATTTTGAATGATGATGAATACGGCCAGTCAACACTGGCAACCTCATAAATATAAAAGCAACTGCTGCCTTTTATGATCTTGGCGGATACGTGCACAACAACATCATCCGCCAAATCAGGCCGCTTGCCATTAGTCTGGTACTCAACTCCCCAACGGTAGCCGTTGATGAAGCCTAGCTCTTTGGAGCGCTGGGTGAATTGGTCTCTATTGCAAAACGTGCCTTCTGCATTGTAATTGTTTAATCCATATTCTTTTTCAGATATAAAACTTTGCATGTAAGAGCAATCAGAGGTTGGCCACTTACCTTTTAATCCAATAACCGCCTTGTCTAATGCTTCTTTCACTTCTTTCTCCTTTGGTTGGCGGGTGGCTAAAATCCCCACAAAATCTCCGGCATCAACTAAGCTGCCAACAATAGCCTGAGCGAAGTCTAAGCCTTCAAATGCAACAACTTTACCGCTTACTGAAATTCGTTCAGCCCAATCCGGCCACTGCAAGCCATTCTTTGCGGTGAATAGTTGCTGGAGGGTTAGTGGTTTTACGCAATTAAATGTTCCACCCCAAATAAACCTTCCGCTATCTGATACACACAAACCGGTGCCGCTTATAGATTCATAATCACCATACTCTGGACGATCATCGATAAACCCAGCCGCCACAAAGCACTTAACAACAGCCTCATGGATAGCCTCTGACGTAATTAATTCTTTTGGCACGTAATGGCCTTTTTCAATTTTCATAACTAACCCCCGATTTAATTTCCTCAATCCGCCGTCTTGCCGCCAGTTTCTTAGCTGCCTGAACTTTGGCAACGACAGCTTTAATCCTGGCGATGTTTTTTGATTCTTTTGGTGTGTAGATGCGGGTCATTGCTTCAGCCTCACAACACAGTCGCCGCCGCGACACGGGTGCATGGTGCCATCAAGCGCCTCAATATCCGACTTTGATAGATTGCGCCATTTCGCAATATGATAATCACCTTTCACGACACCAACAGGATCGTGGCGCTGCATCGATCCGTAACTGTAACCGTTTTCTTTTAACCAATCGCATGCAGCATAATAAGCGCCAAAATCACCATTTGCTTTAAATATTATTTCTTGCATCTTCACTCTCCCAATTAATAACCAGCACCCACCTTAACACAGTGTTTTGTGGGAAGTGGTCCGATGACTTAAACGAAAAAACCGCACTGGGCGGCTGATAAAGAAAAGCCAGCGTTATGCTGGCAATAAGTTGAGTACTGAGCGAAGCTCTTTGTTGTAATTATCAAGGACGCCGTAAGATTTTGCTTCAAGCCTTTTAAGTAATGCTTCTTTGGTGGT